TTTTTATTTTTTTTTTCCCACAAAAGGTAGTTTTTTTGCTCTATGGCTTTCATCCTCTGCAAGAGCTTTCAAAAACTCTGATGTATTATCAGATTCTAAGAATTTACTCATTTGCCTTCTCGGATTCCCTTCTACATTATTCCACTGCCGAAGCAATTCAGTTCCGTCAAAATAACCATCACTCGTGCGCTGAACCACAGAAAAACTATCAATGTATCGCACCATTTCTTGATTTGTTTTCATATTATAAATTTAGATTTTACTTAACAAAGCTTTCTCCCTTTTACGGGAAAGTTCACGCTTGTTTTCTTCAAGTTCTTCCCAACGATTAATAATTTTGGCTCGTAAGTTTGCATCATAACCACTTGCGAGAAGAAGACAATCCTTTTTGGTGAGAATGTAACAAGACACTTCTTTGCTTCCACCGTTTGGCATAGGTTGAGGTCTTGATGATAATTCAAAACTGAATTGTCGTCTATCTTCCAGTTGTTCAAGGATATTGCGAATATCTCGCATTACATTTGAATGAGTTTTGCCCGTAATTTCTGCAATCTGTAAGGAGGTCATTGTTCTTTTTTTACCTTTTCCCTCATCAATAGGTATTAACTGATTAAAATTTTCCATATCTTTGCACTATAAAGTTAATGTTTTCCCCATCAGCGGCTCGGACATCTCCGCTTTTGGGGAATTATTTTGTCCGATCTTGTAGTAGGCAGGGAATCGAACCCCAATACGCCATTACTCGTACCTACTGAACCCTCCTTAATATAATAGTCACGCTTGACATAATAATAAAGAGAAAGGGCAAATCCCGATGAAGCCTAATGTGGTTGCCTGCCTCAAAGAGAATGCCCTATAATATTTTATTCCAGTTCATGACAACCACGAAATGAACCTAACAGCATTGTTTCCGACACAAATATAGAAACGATATTTTCACCATACAACAACCTAAAAATCAATAAAATAAATTCGGTAAACATCAGTAACAAACGGTAAGAATCGGTAAATAAAAACAGTTATATTTACTCTAAAATTTAGACATAATATAAATAATGCACGTATCTACCGTATTGTGACGAGATATTGGTTACAATTTATGATACCGTTCAAATAATTTAGAAATATAAAAGACTGTAAATAAATATATTGCAGAAAACGTGTTAGTCCCCATTCTTTTTATATCTTACCATAACATTGCCTTCGGATTCTATTTTACAGTTTCCACCATGAACATATACATAAACTTTAGCCACATCGCTTTGCCTTACATGTAGTTTAGCCCGATCATATACACTCACAAAAACTTTGGCGCAATCTTCCACTTCAAGAGTCAATTCACTATCATGGCGCAAATGGAGAGTAGCGGCTGTAAATTTACCGAAAGAAAGCTTGCCTGAACATTTACCGTTCAGTACATATACACCATTGTTGCCTCCGGTCACTGGTTCATCAACAAAAATAAGGTTTTGATGAAGCAGGCTCCGGTCAAAATTACCTTTTATATATTCCACCGTCGGATAATCGTGTTCAATACAAAAATCAATGCCCCGTATATACATTCCGATCAATTCTTGCTGGCTTTTATTGTTTTGCCAGTCACCTTGCCATTGTGTGCAGAGGCCATACGATACGGCATGACCTCTCAATTCACTATTCAATCTGTTCATAATCATATATTAAACTTGTTTACACCGTTTATATTCCTATGTAGTATATCCCTGATTTCTTCCACAAATTCCACATTCTTTGCTGTATTTATCTGTATCATTGTCAGTTGTTGTAATTGTGCTTGTGCTATTACATTATAGGCCGGGAACAATTCTTCAACCAATCTGCGCACATACTCCCGTTTAACACTCACGTCAGCCCGGATTGCATTTATATAAGAAGCCAAAAGGTTAGCGGTATTTTCAGTAACATTCTGTATGCCTTTAGATAAACCACTTCCACTGTCTTCTTCCTCTTCCTTCATACTGATACCATATTTCTTTTCCATATAGTTATTCAGTTTGTCAAGCATGGAATAGTAATCATCGGTTTTCTCACTTACCCCCATTAGATAGTCCGCAATACTTTCCAACTCCTTTTCGTCAAGAGAGAAATCCTTGCCGAAATAACCACTCATTCCATCCTCACCAAAAAGCATCTTTTGAAGCTGTTGCATGGCCGGTTCCAAAATACTTATTTTGAGAATGGAGTTCATAACATCACCCATAATGTCGGCAACCTTATTTTTGAAAGCTTCGGCACCATCCTCGCCTTTCTGCCATGCCTCATACAAGGCATCTCCCAGCTGTGAAGCCCAGTCTTTCAAATTAATGCCATAAAGAGATTCAGCCGTTTCTTCGGCAAAATCCTTTATTTGCTGTTTCATCTCCGCAATCTGATTCTCATAATCAGCCACCTTGCTATCATCCGTCTTCTTCTTGTCAATTTCGGCTTGCCGTTGTTTCTCCAATTCTGAAAGTTGTTCTTGCATCAAGGCACGTTGATACCCGTATGCACCACCTTCATCGTATGCCGAAACACGTTTTTGAAGTTTTTCCGCTTCCTGCTTATATTTCTGCAAAGACATCAAATCGAAGATGTTGATCTTTCCCTTATTGCGTATTGCACCAATCTGATTATTTAATTGATTCAACCGGGTACGGTCATTTTCTGCATCTACAAGTTTTAGTTCCGTGCCACTGCCCAAAAAACGTTCAAGAATACCGTCAATTTGTTCGTATATATATTGCAACTGTTGAGCACGAAGTTTACTCTTTTCAATAGCCTTATCGAGTTTCTTATCATGCGCTTGTGCTATCTTCCCAATCCAATTTACAGCTTCACCAGCAGCGGCAGCAATACCACCAACGATTCCACCTTTGGCGAATCCCTGCCCGATATTGCTTATAGAAGACATGGCATCCTGCACATTACCCATCGTGTCGGCCATACCCTCATTGCCCAAAGCATCGAACATGGAAGACATCTGTCCTGCAAAATTGCCGACAAGATCAGCACTTTCAGCGGCACTTTCTCCCAACCGTCCGATTTTCTTTTCCAGTTTGTCGCTGTCTTTTTCAGAAGTAAAAAGTTCTTTTACATTCTTCGCTAAGGTTTTGAATGGATTTACAGCCAACTGTGCATCTTGCAACTGGGGGATGGCTTTTATCAATTTATCCAACAAAGAATAAGCACCCTTAACATTTTCAATACTACCATCATCTTTCGTAAAAAAAGAAGTAAATCCATTGGGCTTTCCATCGCTATCATAGGAAACCTTTGCATTATTCTTGATTTCCCTTGCGATACGTTCAGCCTCTTTCAAATCAGAGAATGAACGTTGCTCTTTATCTCCAAATATTTTCTCCCATTCAGGTAACAATTGTAATAAGGTCGATTTTAATTCAATCAGCTTCTTATTATATTCATCAAGATAAGCCTTCTGAACATTGTTTAGACCTGACGTATCACCAACCAACTCCCCATTTTTTCCGACACTTAATCCAGTCTTTGATGCGTACTGTTCACTTAATATTCGTATCTTTTCTATCGTTGATCTTGCATTGGCAATAACCTTTGTATCATCAAGTGCAATACTTACCTTATCTTTCTCAAATGCCTCTTTAGCATCCTTCCACACCTTAAAAAATTGCTTATATAATGGGCTGTCTTTACCTCCTAATATACTTTCTGCTTCATCGTCACTCAAAGTGAATGGAAGATCAACAGCCTTTTCTTTGAGTTTCTTTTGTACTGTATCTATTAAATATTGCGCTTCATTCTCATAATCAGTCAAAAAACCAAAAGCATAAGTTGAAGCATCCTTCTTACTTGCACCGGCATTGATAAGCTGCTTGTATATATCCCATTTCTTTGAAACATCAGACACGTACCTTTCAAGTTCCTTTGTGGCCTTATCCGAAGCTTCTTTCATAGCGTTGGCATCAATATCCAAAAGCACTTTCCGTATAGAAACTTTCAATTCCCTACGCTCTTTGGTCTTATCGTCAAGCTGGTTAAGAATCTTATTCAATTCATCCCGATAATTTACAATATTCACCGGTTCTTTACCTTTAAATAAGGAATCAAAAATACCCGATTCTTTAACCTTGCTGGCAGCTTCTCCCTTTCCAACAATGTCAGTCCACTTCTTATATTCAGAATATGCCTCCTTTAGTAAGTTTACCCGTTCTTTCAATCTTTCGGCAAAGGCATCCTTTTTGCTCTTATCCTTATTTGGATCAGTGAGAGAAAAACCGATTTCTTTAGCTCCTTTCTCACCGGCTTGCATTGTGTCGAAAGCCTTTTTATAATCTGATACAATTTGCTTCTGCCAGTCGGGAAGTTTTGACAAGTCAATAGCTCCAATACCTGACAAATCTATTCCGGCTTTAATCAATACCGGCTTCAATTGATTTGTTGTCTCTTTAGCTTCCTTGTATCCTTTTTGTATTCCTTCAATGATTTTCTCTGAATCTGTGGAAACCTTTATTTGGGCTTCAAATTGCCCATCTGTGGCTTCATTGAACTTTTTCTGCAAATCTGAAAAACTTTGACTGGCTTCTGTATATTCAGCATTAATCTTGATATTGAACTCTTCTTCAAGAGTCTTCTCGTTAAAGAAGTCTCGCATATATTTCGGCATCTTCTCGAACGTATCAAAGAAAGAACTTATATCCAAACCGATAGCTATTTTCTGCGCATCACTCAAATTCTCCAAATCCCAGCCGGCAGCTTTCAGCCTCGACTTGTACCCAGATAGGAAGTCTTTCATATCCGGCAATACATCTTCCATATAAATACGCTTAGAGTTTTTCCACGCTTTCCGCAATTGAAAAATATCATCTCTATATCCTCCAGTGAAAGGCAACTCATTATTCAGGCTGGCCAATGCTTTGGGGTATTCTTTGAGAATGGATAGCTGTTCTTTCAGCGGTTTACCCGAAGCGGCTTTGGCAAAATCACCATGTTTGGCTATAACTTTCTGCATGGCGGTGGAATACTCGATATAGCTGCCTGACATGCGGCCAATAATCTTGTTTACCCGTTCCTCCGCATCAATGTAGTCATTGATATTTTCAAGAAAACTGTCATCAAAATAACCGTCAGTCGCTTCATTGGCATGTTCAGACGTACCTTTTATGGCATTCAACAATCTATAAGCCTCTTTTGTATCATTCAAAGCATTCCGAAGCAATATATATTGTTCTGCAAGGCTTTTAACCGTATTTCCTTCATCATCAGTCTTAAACGTTTCATTAAAAGTGTCTGCCCAAACTGGAGAATAATCCTTTAATGCTGTTTTCATTTCTTCAATAGAAGAAATCAGTGAGGCATCATTCGCCTTAAAAGGATCAACATCAGCAAATTTTTGAGCTTCTTTCGTTAAATTCTTGAAACCGTCTTGTGCTCTTGTTGTCAGCTCGGAAATACGCTCGTTCATTTCGTCAGCCTTTTGCCCGGACTTATACCATAATTCAGTAATGGCAGTAAGC